GGAGGAGATAGGGACGGCAAAGCGAGAGTGGAGTCGTCCCGACCCGGGATCTTTATGGTTGATAAATTTATAGAATTATTTACTGGATACCAAGGAGACTTTGGTATTGCCGACATGTCTTCGGCACAATTAGACACAGACAAAAATAAACTTAAACCAAACTACGAGTGGGCTGGTAGACCTATTACACAAGGTGATTATAGAGATCACATTGCAGGTAAAATATCTATAGGTATACAACCATGTAGATTAGATAAAACAGTTCAGTTTGGTTGTATTGATATAGACTCAAAAGATTATTCAAGTTTTAAAGTTGAAAATTATTTAGCATTATTTCAACAATTTAAATTACCATTAGTACCATTATTATCTAAAAGTGGAGGGCTACATTGTTATTTGTTTTTAAAAGAACCAATACCAACTGTAGATCTAATCTCGGCATTAAAGTCTTTTCTTCTGCCACTTGGATTAGATCCTGACACAGAAATTTTTCCAAAACAGAAAGAACTAAAGGAAGATGACAAAGGAGAAATAAAACCAGGAAACTTTATAAACTTACCATATTATAATAATGGTAATACAAAAAGATATGCAGTAGACAAAGATAATAACAAATTAGATTTAGAAAAATTTTTAGAAATAGCTTACCAAAGTAGAATAGGTAAAGAAGATTTAGATAAGTTAGTTGATCAAACATATAAAAATATTTTAGTAGGAACACATGAAGAATTTAGTGATGGTCCACCATGTCTAGCATTATGTTCTAAAAGAAAATTAGATGATGGCAGGGATAGATTTATGTATAACTACATGGTCTTTGCTAAAAAGAAATATAAAGATAAATGGCCAGATCAAGTTGCAAAAGCAAACTATAATTATTTAGAAG